GTTGATCTTCTTTTTCCGGGCCTCCTCGGCCTTGCTTGCTAAATCCTTTTCGGAGGTCTTGACAGCCTCGGCCTTTGCCTCCTCTTTTATTTTTTTAATGGTGTCCGGTAGACTCTTTAAAGCCAGCAGCGAAAACGCTAAATGCTCAGCCATGGGATGCCCCTCTAAATGAGCCCACTCAACCGCCTTTTGAATCTCCCCGTGAAGCTCCGAGCCTTCCCTCCTGGCGTCGGGGTAGAGTCGATCAATAAACGAATCCATTTCGCCCTTTTTGGTCTTAATGTCGGTGGCTTTCTCGGCAGCGTCCTGAGCATCGATCTTTCCAAGTTTGGTCATCTCGTCTATGATCTGGAAAACGACTTCGGGATCTTCCTTGTGCTCTTTATAGAGCTGCATCAACTGCGTCTTTGTAAATACTGGCTTTTCCGTCTTGGTCTCTTTTTTTTCCTTCCTGATCTGGTAACCAAGCCGGCTGATCTCTTTTTCCAGCTTGGAAATCTCGGACTTGTACTTGGCCCCTATCTTTGCTTCGAGGTCTTGCGCCGGATCGGTTTTCTTTTCGTCTTTTTTGTCATCGGCTTTGTCGCCGGCTTTTTTCTTATCGTCTCCCTCAACCGGGTCTCTTTTGTCCTCTTTTTTGTCGTCCTTCTTGTCGTCCTCGGGAACATATTCCGGGTCGTCAACGTCTGCCGTGAAAATGGCGTCAGATATTGCCGAAGCGTCAAGCTCGCCAACTTCACCCCGCTGGCAACTTAATTTCAGCAAAATCCATTTTAAAATTGTTTTCATGTCTCTCCTTTCGGGTAATTAAATTACTCGGCCGCTAAACTCTGCCGGATTAAAAATTGTGTTATACTGCTTACATCCTCATCCAACTGGATGGCTAAAAGCTCTTGCGTCTCCCTATCGTTTGTAAGGGTTTCAGGTAACCTCAAGAATAAATTGATCATTCTCAGTTTACCTTTTGTTTCCGCTAAGTCTACTGCACCATTTGACGTAATCTGAAACGCGGTACTCTTTAAATGGTTCGCTACCGCCTGAACCTGTCTTTTTCGGTAATCCCTGAAATCGTCTGATCTTAAAAAAGCGTTCCAGTCGGACATTACTTGCGCTTGCCCTTCTTGCCTTTTCCGCGTTTACCCCTGCATGACATTTGTCTGCCCTCCTGGTTGCCCCATGACCTGCGCCGCCATCTGTTGCGCCTCCTGGATCGCTTTCATTACCAGCTGCTCAGCCCCTGGGGTCTTCATGATCATATCGACAATCCCTTTGATGTTGGGGTTTATCCATTCTTCTGTTTGGGTATGACCGTATGCCTTAACAAGCTCCTCGGCCCTCTTAACCGGGTTTATGTTCGGATCTGCGCCGGATAACTGATAAAACGTTTCCTTTTCCTTCCGTTCAATGAGCTTGTTTGACTGCTCGGTTGAACCGGTCAGTTTGAAATTTAGTTTGCGCCTCATCACGCCCCGGGGAACTGGTATCTTTTTACCGTTCCATAAAAAGGCCTTATCAAGCGGCATGTGTTGATAATATAAATCATAAAGCGTTCGGATCAGGCTCAAAAAGTCCTCCCGAATGCTCGCAGATTGATAATTGTGTTTGATATTGCCCTCCTGAAGCACTGCAAGAGCCTCTGTCGCCGTGGTATCCTTGGTTCCTTGTCTGCCGACTTGTAAATCACCAATCGAAATCAAGCGTTCCCAAAAGGCTACCCAAAGATCAATCCATTTCAAAATCTGATCCGGGTTTATGGAAAACTTCGGAAAGTAAAGATTGTTCGCGTCGCACGAGTCAACCTTGATCCCCTTGCCGGCGTTTAGCTTCACCCCGCCCTTGTATTTGTCTAGCCCGCTGGCCTCGGTGAAAAAGAACCATGGAATCATCGTGATTTCAGCTACATTGATGGCCGTGTTAAATGTTTTTGAAGCCCCTTTCTGGATGGATTTCATTTTTGCGTAGATAGAAGTGCCGTAACTTTTTCCTTTCCTCGGAAATAACCGAATTCTCTTGATTAAATGCTCATTTTTGAAATTAAGATCCAATAAGGGGATGATCCTCAAGATTATCTTGGAGTCTTCGGCTATCTGAACCAGTAACCTTTGTTCATCGAATTTCTTTAGCTCTTTTTCGTCCTCCTCGTCGTCCTTCCTGGGGACATAGCTTACATAACATTCGTAACACGGGATGGTCTTTTTAGCGTGCATCCTAATGTTATCAATTTCTTGTACCGGGGTTTGTTCGTCCTGGGATAGATTGTAATCCCCGGCCTGATCGCATAACCAGGGGCCTATGTTCTTTCTGATAAATCCTTTTTTCTTTTCGCTGTCCCGGATCAATTCGGCATAGGTCGGCCTGATCCTTCGAATGACAGGAGCCTTTTCCCAATCGTCAACGTCATCGGGTATCAAAATATCGGTAAACGGCACAAGCTCAAATTTACCGCCCTCAAATACCGTTTCGGTTATGTCCTGGGTTTGAGGCTCGCCGGTCTCCGGGTCCACCACAACCCCACCGATCTGAGGCGGTAATTGTGATGCGATCTCTTGTTGCACCTCGGACAGTGCCATTTGCGCCATTTGGGGATCGATCTGCGCCGCCTGCTGTGCCATTTGAAGTTTGGGGGCTGCCGCCTGCTGGACCTGCCGAGCTATCTCATCGAAAAATACGAACTCTCGCCTGGTCTGCTCTTCAAGGGTGTATTCAGGAATGGGATAAACCGTTCCTTCTCTCATAAGTTGATTAACTAATCCGCCGGCAAAGGTCGTTACCTTTACAACGTCTTCAAGCTCCTGATTAAACCATTCCTGCAATATCTCGGTGGGCTCGTCCCTCTTTTGGCCGTTCTCCATCTCAAATTCGATATAAGGCTTCTTGGCTACTAGCCCGGCAACTAAACGGGGTTCAAGATTGTCACAACTGATCGTTGTTAGTGGTAGGGTTATATTGCTCGCCCCTTCCCATGGGTCGGTTGTCTGCTTTTCTACCTGGTCGTATACCTCGTTTGATTCCTTGATTTCATCGATAGTCTTTTTCCGATAGGAAGAGCCTTCAATATTTACAACCAAATCAAGGCAATACTCAACCAGTTGTTTGTTTCCCTTGTTGGCTTCTTCGGCCAGTGGGGTGAATATAAGGTCTTTAGGCATTATTTACCTCTAAAAACTTAGGGAAGCTCATGTGGTCTTTAATCTTGACCATCTCCGCCCGCGTCGCCCCAGCGGTTGTGTTCGGTCGGTTCAGATACAGCTTCCATTTGCCTTCCCGGAGAACCCGCCAACATTTCTTGTCTTGATACTCGGTCCAGCGTTCTTTTATTTGCGATATTGTGAAAACTTGATCCATAAAACCTCCTTTAGACGCGGGTATAAAATTCCTGGTAGCCTTCCTTCTCAGGCTTGTACCTGGATGAAATGTTTGTAAAACCATAAGATTCTTTGTCGTCCTCTGCGGCTACCCGCGACGGCATGAGTTGAAACATCTGACTTGCCATTCCTGCCGTGTCTACTCGTTCATCATGGCACCCGGAAGCAGCCCCATATTTCCCGTTTTCCTCAATGAAGGTCCGCATTTCCGAAACGGTTGACTTACATCGAATGTGAACCTGTCCGTCTCTGGCCATCCGGTAGAGGTCATCGACCATAAGCGGTTTGGTCTTGCTGTTTGTGCTCCATCCAGGCTCACCCGGCTTAAACTCGTACATCGGATATTTCTTGCGCTTCAGGTCCGCGACTACGGTATATCCATGGTTCTGCAACTCAACACACGCCGCCGCCATACCAAGCAGTTTACCAGCCATCTCAGCAACATCGGCAATCAAATCATACTCAATGTGTCCGTGCCATTGCGCCGCCTGCCTTCCTGCCCGATGGTTCCAAACGTCTATGCATGTCGGGTCCGGGTCTTTCTTCTCCTTGATCTGACGCTCGTTCTTCCCTCCCCCAGAATCGACACAAATAAAATACTGGCCTTTCGGGTCCGGTCGCTCCCACATCCGGAACTTGCCGTGTCCGTTGCGCCTGATCCGAATCTGCCCGGCTCGCTCAACCAGGTCGCCTATTACCAGCGGTTCGGTACACTCAGCCTCTATCTGATCGCACAGGACCTTGGGATAAACGTTTGTGCCGGTTGATAAAAAGGCTTCTTCAACCGTTGCTGGGTATTCCTGTCTGAATTTGTCAACTGACCCGTTGCACTTATTCTCAATCGCCCAATCGCGCCAATGCAACTGCTCCAAAGTTA